TCATAACCCAGAGGTCCATGGTTCAAATCCATGCCCCGCTACCAACGCCTCGGGCTTCACATGAAAGAAGTCCGAGGCTTTTTCTATATCTTCAAGGCTCCATGCCACTCGCCTAGTCATCTTCTGTGAAATCGAAGACCTATCGACACCAAGAGCGTTCGCCAGATCCTTTTGTTTGACATTGCGAAGAGTCATGGCCACTTTCATGTTTCGCGTGACTATATCCTGCAAACTGACAGATTCGGCCTGAGCTGCGACCTTAGGGCTGATTGTTGCTGTTGTCATAGCACATAAGTTTAGCGAAACTAACAAAAAGATAGAACACGACACGCCGAACGAGCAGGTCTAACTATATTCGTGGTTAGATGTGAGTGTGACAAACATTTTAGTAGATTCGCCCACTGTAGGTGAAAAGGTCAAACGTCTCATGGGGCTCAATGGCCTGACACAGGCAGAAGTCGCTGAAACATTGCGCTGCTCACGGTCCACGGTCTCGCAGAAATGCACTGGCCGAATCGCTTTCAGCGCGAATGAAATAAACGAGCTTGCCGAACTTTTGCATGTCAGCGCCGATGTGCTCCTTGGGCGAGCTCCGTTGGAGGTGAAATGATGCTGATTCATGACGCTTCGGGGGCCGTCGTCGTCGTATCGGCTGAATCGGTGAGGATTGTCGGCGAGGGTTGCATCGTCCTTAATGCGCGCGCCGTGTACATCCATAATCAGGCGTTGACGCCAGAGCAGGCCGCGATTGTCAAGCGTGGTGTCATGGCCACGCTCGACGATCCAGCGGCGTTAGAAGATCTGCATGGGAAGCACGACGTCACCGGCGTCGATCTGCCACCACGGGACTGCCTTGGGGTTGATGGTGATGGCGTGGATGCTCATGTCGGGAAACCTGACGGTCTGGATGAAGCTGGTGCCGGACTTCAGACGTTCGGAGAGTTCACTGACCGTGGAGGCCGTCGCACCGGTGATGGTAAGCGGCGTGGTCGTTCCCAGGTAAAGGGCGAAGTCGAATGTGGTTTCGTCACTCATTACTCTTCCTTCCTTCGTTGTTTGAAAGGTTTGGTTTGTGCGATTACAAGCCTATCGCTGCGGAGGAAGGAGCCTAAATCCATGAATCAAGGAGCAGTGAAATGAGTGTTTTCAATCCGGAATGCACCAGTAATTACTTCCAGGTGCTGGACATCGACCCGTCGGAATGCACCGGCGGCAATCCCTACGGCTTCGCCTGCCGCATCAAGGTGGCCGGAAGCACGTTCGGGTTCGATGGCTTGGACATGGGCGACCTTCAGGCGATGAAGGGCGCGATCAACAAGGCGATGACGCACGCGCGGCGTGCCCGTCGTGAATGGGAAGGAGCCCAGGAATGAGCGTCACGGTCAAACGTGTGGACAGGAAAAGCAGTCAACGTTTTTACGAGCTGATCGTTGAGACGGAAGAAGGCATCACCGTGCGCGTCCCGTTCAACGGTTACGAGCTTGACGATCTTGAGAAACAGATCGACCGATGCTTCGACGAGGATTGACGTGAAACGTTTCATCAAGACCTTCATGCTGCTGCTGGCAAGCCCGTTCGTGTTCCTCATGCTCGGGCTTGTCCTCGCCATTGTCCGGTTTGGTGATTTCCTCACCGACGACGACTGACGGCGTCCGATAACTTCATAGCCCTTGACCCAGCCGAAGGTCGGTTGCTGGGTAGGCGTGATAAAGCACCCGGCCGCGCCTTGCCCAGCGCGTTACAAACACGCACAGAATGCTGTGCGGTTACCACGGCCCCAGCGGGGAGCTATGCGGGTGTACACAGATCGCTTCACGGCGTCTTGTTCGGGCGCAACTGGGGACCATCGCCGGCATACGTGCCGGGCTGTGCGGCGAGACCTTGCGCGCGGCTTCGGCCGCTGACCTATGCGACGGCGCGGCTCCGTTACGAAGCAACCTTGCATGGCGAACCCTAATCCGGAAAACACTTGAGCAATCTTGTGTTTTCCGGGCTGGGTTCCCCGCTCTAACGCCCCACCACCCGAAGGGCATATCATCCACAATTCTTATCCACTTATCCACAATTCTTATCCACAATATGAAACGAGGTTCGAGACATGGGTTATTCGGTTGATTACAAGCCAACACGCCGACGTGCCAAGAGGACGGTGCCGAAGAACAAGGCCCAACGCACGAAGGACATCAAGAACGCCATTCGATGGAATATCAGGCAATTGGAGCATGACACTGTTGGAGCGGACACCATTGCGCGTTCCCTTGCCATCAGTATGCTTCGACTGAACAAGATCGCGCCGACGGCCGACCCTAGCGGCGACCATGTGATGCAGCAGCTTATCAGCGACGGTATCTTGGGCAAGCCCGAGAGGTGCGGAAGTGTGCAGGTGTTCGACCGTGCCGAGTTGTTGACATCGCTCAAGGCTTGGGTTGGTGTGCTGTGAACCCGCGCGCGAAGCTCACGGCCAAACAGGCGGCCCTATATCTGGGCGTGAGCGAAAGCCTGTTGCGCAAGTGGCGCGGCGAACATTACGGCCCGGTGTTCTACCGGCCCACGGACGCGCCCAACTGCCCCGTGCTGTACGAGTTGTCGGACTTGGACATGTTCGTAGCGCAGCGCAAACGCAAGGCGGCCCAGAGTGCCGCGTAGACAAGTAGTCGCCCCGTCAATCCGTTCGGCCGAGATAGCGGCGTGGGGCAACGACTGTTGGTTGGAGCTGCCCGGCTGTACGAAGGTGGGCACCGAAGACGATCACATAGTGCCACACGCGCACGGCGGCAAGGACACCGTGCCGAACCTACGCCGCGCGTGCAAGCACTGCAACGCCTCGCGGCAAGACCGCGTGCTGTATGGCTATGGCTGCCGCTTGCACATGATCGTATGCCCGCCCGGCTCATGCGACCGGGAGGCCGTGGACTACATAGCCCAGCACGCGAAGCCAAGCGACCCGGTTGTGTCGTGGGCTTCGCTGGCCGTCGCCATGCGCGTGGATGAAGCGGACATGGAGCAGCGGCGGGCCGTGGCTATGGCATGGTCTGCCGCCTACCGCCAGTTCGCCAAGAGCCGCGCGCCGTTGGACGTGTGGCTGGTGCGCACCATACCAGCCAGCCGCAAGCACCCGCAGATGCTGGCCGAGTGGATAGCGCTGGACTACGACATACAGGTGCTGGACCCCGGCTATGCCGAGAGCATGGCACGGGCACGGAACGACATGCACCGGCAGCTGGTGCGCCAGTGGTACGCCCTCCACCTGTCACAAGAGACGATAGACGCGAGGCAAGCGGCCCGCCGCCAGCGACTCGCGGCCCTTGGCTTGCGTTCCATGCCATCTTCGGTGCCTTCGTCGCGCCCGGAATGGTGATTTTTTAAACTCGCAGCTCTGGGAAAGACCCCGCGCCCAGTTTTTTCTCCCCCCAACACAGGAGAAAAAACGGCACGAAAACGTTGGAACATCAAGGAAAAGAAAGGATACGGATAAATGAGCCAAAACACGTTCGACATTTTCGACGATACCGCCGGCCGGCACGTCGGGCAACAGGAAAAGGCCACCCGTCGGCTGATCGAGAGCCTTACCGAGCGTTCGGGCGGCGACCTTGACCCGTTCGCCACCACGCTATGCGCCAGCCTGTTGTCCTTGGCCCAGAACATCGACACACAGCGCAACGCCGGCAAGGAGATCAGCCGCAACATGAACACGTACCTGGACAACGTGCAGCGCCTTCAGGACATGTACCCGCCGGAACCGAAGGTGGACGAAGACGTGGCCGCCTACTTGGCCGAGGCGAAGGCATGACCGGGGAACCGCCGCTTATGCGAGCCGGAACGCGCCGCGACCCATCGCGCCGCACAGACGGCAACGTGGTGGCGCGCACTGCCGAACTGTTGGGCAAACCGTTGTTGCCTTGGCAACGGTACGTCGCGGACGTGGCCGGCGAACTGGACGACGCCACAGGCACGTACCGGTATGACACCATCGTGCTTACCACGCCCCGCCAGTGCGGCAAAAGCACGTTGATAGACACCGAGGACACGCGCAACGCCCAGCTTGGACGCGATAGGAAGATCTATTACCTTGCCCAGACCGGCAAGGACGCCGAACAGCATTTCAAGGAATACGTGAAGCAACTGAGGGACAGCCGGCTGGCACCGCTGGCCCTGAAGCCACGACTGAGCAACGGCGGCATGGAACAGCGGTTCGCCAACGGCAGCTTCATACGCCCTTTGGCCGTCACGAAGGTGGCCGGCCACGGCGTGCAGATGGACAAATTCACCCTGGACGAGGCTTTTAGCCTGACCGAAGAGGCCGGCTATATGATCTTGGACGGCTTGGGGCCGACCATGAACACCCGCTTAAGGTTCACCGGCGTGCAACCTCAAATGTGGATTACCTCGACCGAAGGCACGGCCGCTTCGACGTTCTTCAACACTCTGTTGGACGGCTTGCGCGCCGGCGACGTGCCCGAACGCACGGCGTGGTTCGACTTCGGCTTGCCCGACGACGAAGACCCCGAAGACCTCAAGGCCGTGGCACGATGGCACCCGGCCGCCGGCCTGTTGTGGGACTTGCGCCAGTTGGCCAACTTCCGCCAGCAGTTCGGGGACAACAAGGCCGGTTGGGCGCGAGCCTTCGCCAACCGGCGCGACGTGGGCATAGCCGAGCGCATCATATCGGCCGACCTGTGGAACGCCACCACATGCTGGCCGATAGCGCCCGGCGACTTGGCCGGCCGCCCCGTGGTGTTCGGTGCCGCCGTGGACGTTGACGCCACCCACACGGCGATTAGCGCCGGAATATTGGAACACGACGGCACCGTTAACGTGCAGTTGCTCAAGGTGCTGGACGGCACCGGCGCGGCACCCAATGAGATAACCAGGCTGTGCGCCACCTACGACGCGCCCCTGTGCATGGACTCGCGCGGACCGAACGGCGACTTGTGCGACCGGCTGAAGGCGTTGGCCGACATCAACGGCGACCCGGTTGTGCGTTTCGTGGACATGCAAGCCGGCGATTTTCTCAGCGTGGGCCAGGCGTTCGTGAGCGGCCTTGAGAACGGCACCGTGCGGCACGCGGCCGACACCGAGCTGGACGCCAGCGCGGCGAACAGCGCGCGCGCATGGAGCGGCGACGCTTGGCGCATATCACGGCGCGGCAGCACCGGCAAGACATCACCGCTCGAAAGCGCCATGCTTGCCGCGTGGGGCGTATCCCACCGGCCCGAACCCGAAGGGCCGTTGCAAATATTCTGACCATGTACGGCTGTGGCGGACTGTGGCAGGCAATGGCGCGCGCCACTCGCCACGGCCATGCGTGAGCGCGCATGATGTGTCGCATGAACGACTTCGGTTTTTTTCAGCGGCTACGCTTCGCCGGCAAGATCATCACGCGCGGCGTGGCCGCCGTGGACGACATGCCGGCCGAGATAATGCCGCCAAGCCGCACGGCCGCGTATGACCCGCTGCAACTGTCCACCGTGTTCCGTGGCGTCCAGGTGCTCCAGACCGCAATCGCCGGCTTGCCGTTGCACGAAATGCGCGGCGGCGTGAAACTCAACACGCTTACGTCCATCATCGACCGCCCGGACGCCAACCGAAGCCGCCGCGACTTCATAAGCGACATCGTGGCGTCGCTGTGCTTGGACGGCAACGCGTTCGTTCGCAAACTGCGCTATGACGGCGAAGTGGTGTCGTGCCAAGTCTTGCCGCCGTCTCTGGTGACCGTGCGCGACGATGGCCGCGACCCCGCCGCGCCGGTGCTTCGCTATTCGTATCTTGGCCGCGAGTACACGCCGGATGAAATCACACACCTGAAGTTCCTGAACGTTCCCGGCCGGTTGCGTGGCCTTGGCCCCATTTCGGCGGCGCGCGAAGAGGTGGAGGGCGCGAAGATGGCCCGCGACTACAAGGCCCGGTTCTACACCGATAGCAGCAACGTTAAGGGCTATCTGAAGAGCGACCAGAAGATCACGCCCGACAGCGCGAAACAGGCGAAGGACGATTGGGGCAAGGCCGGCAAGGCCGGAGACATCAAGGTGGTTGGCAGCAACCTAACCTATGTGCCCTTGGACATGAAGCCGGCCGACCTTCAGTTTTTGGAAACACAGAAGTTCGACACCACCCAGATCGCCCGCCTGTTGGGCATCCCGGCCAGCATCATGCTTGCCGCCGTGGACGGCAGCAACCTCACCTATTCCAACATCGAGCAATCGTGGATTGAGTTTGCGGACTACACGCTGGCCGCCTACACGGGCGAGATCGAGGAACTTCTAAGTTCTTTGCTACCGCGTGGCCGCGTTGTGCGCTTCGACTGGGATAGTTCGCGCCGCGCCGATATGGCCGACCGTTACAACGCCTACAAGACCGCCATCGGCTCCGGGTGGCTCACCGTGGACGACGTGCGCGACCGCGAGGGCTTGCCGCCGTTGACGCCCGAACAGGCGGCCCAGATTCAACAGATCGGAGGAACCACCAATGAGCAATGAGCACGACGAAAGGCTTATGGAGGCGCGCACGCTCAACGTCACCGGCCTACGCTTGCGTGACACCGGCGACACCGGCGACGGCATGACCTTGGAGGGCGTGGCCGTGCCCTTCAATCAGCGATATGCGCTGTTCAGTGATTACGCCGAGGTGATAGACCCCGATTGCGACTTCGGCACCCGCAAGACCGTGAAAGTGAGCCGCGAGCATGGCGACCTTATCGGCAAGCTGACCGACATGCGCCGCGAAGCGGACGGCTTGCACGTCGTGGCGAAGCTGGCCGACACCGAAAGCGGGCGCGAGGCCGCCGAACTGGTGCGTGAAGGCGTCTACGACGGCTTCAGCATCGGCTTCAGGCCGGTGGAAAACAGGGTTATCGACTCGGACGACGGCGTTACCGAAGTCCACCGTAGGGCAATCGACCTGTTCGAGGTGGCCGTTACCGGCATCCCCGCGTATCCGGCCGCCGAAATCACCGGCCAGCGTTCCCAGACCATCACAACCAACAACAACGACGAAGGAATGGAGGCACCCGTTATGGGCGACAACACCAACAACGAACAGCGCGATAACGCCATGAACGAACGCTTGGAGGCGTTCAGTGAGGAACTGCGCGGCATCAAGGCCACCGTGGCCGCCGGCATCCAGACCACCCCGCCGGCCGAGCTGGGCGGCGAGTTCCGCACCGCCGGCGACTATCTCAAGGCGCTGAGCGACGAACGCGACGCCAACCACGCGGCCGCCATCGACCTTATGCGCCAGACCCGCGACGCCATCGTTACCGGCGACACCGGCAACACCGTGGCATGGATTGCCGATGACTTGCGCCTGATCGAACAGCGCCGCAAGGTGACGAACATCCTCACCCGCGACACGCTGCCGGCCACCGGTATGAGCATGGAATACAACGTGGTCTCCGAGGACACCACGGCCGTGGACAAGCAGACCGCCGAGGGCGCGGCCCTGACCTTCGGCAAGGTGAAGTTCGGCACCAAGACCGCCGACATCAACACTTATGGCGGCTACACCACGCTTTCGCGCCAGACCATCGAGCGCAGCACCACCCCCATGCTCAACACGGCGCTGAAGGCCCTGAACAACGCCTACGCGAAGTCCACCGAAAACGCCGTGCGCACCTACCTGTACGACCTCATCAAGTCCCAGCGCGACGCGACCGACAACCCGAACAACATCACGGCTCCGGCCGCTTTGAACGACATGACGACAGACCAGTGGGCCGGCCTTATCCTTGACGCCGCCGAGGTGATGGACGATAGGAACGCGGCCATGACCCGTCTGGGCGTTTCCAAGGACGTGGCGCTGGCCCTTATCAAGCTCAAGGACTCGGGCAACCGGTTCATGGACATTTCCGGCAAGGGGTCGGATACCATCGGCGCTTTCGACGTCACCGGCGTGGTGGGCGACCTCATGCGCGTGCCGGTGTACTTGCTGCCGAAGGCCCCGACCGGCACCGCCGCGTTCATCGACCCGACCGCCGTCACCGTGTGGGAGAGCGGCGGCCCCACCCAGCTTTCCAACACCGACCCAGTGAACATCGTGGACAACTATTCGGTGTACGGGTACATGGCCGTGGCCGCGACCTTCACCGACGGCTTGTTGCCTGTCAAGTTCGCTGCCGCATGATGTGCCGCATGAACGACGAACAGTTGTTGGCCCAGCTTCGCGACGAAGTGGGCGTGCCAAGCGGTGACGATGAACGACTAACCGCGAAGCTGGCCGCCGCCAAGGCGTATGTGGCAAGCGCCGTGGGCGCGGCATCCATCAAGGACGAAGTGCTGGCCGATTGCATTGTGTCGTGCGCGGCGGATCTGTACAACAGCCGCGACGCCCGGCTGGGCGTCATGGACGTGGGCGATTCGACTGTGGAACCGTTCAGGATCTCCACCGACCCGCTCCGCTCGGTCTGGCCGAAACTCAAGGCGGCGGGCGTGAACACCGGCGGGCTGGTGATCGCATGAACATCCAGGAACAACGCGCCGCCCTCATGGACACGCTCGTCGACATGCTCGACGGGCTCGTGAGCAGTATCAGCATCGACGCCCAGCTGGTGCGCCCGGCCGCCGGCAAGGTGGCCGTGTTCATCGAACCGCCGGCCGTGGAATGGCCGTCATGGGGCCCGCCGGAACCGGTCTGGACGTTGGACGTCATCGCCGGCACGCCGGCCACGCAGCCATCCGCAGTCGATGACATCCTCACAGCGCTCGACCGGCTCGCCGAACGTGGCCTGAACCTCCATAAGGCCACGCCTGCGACATGGAACCTCGCAGGGGCCGGCACGCTCGCCGCCTACCAGGTCACGTTGAACGCTCTGGAAACCGAATAAGACAAGGAAAGGAAAACAATCATGGCTGGAAAGATCCGCACGCTCGGACCAGGCATCTTCAAAATCACCGACACCGAAAACGGCAGGGACTTCAGCGCCGACCTGACCAAGGCGCAATTGAACCCGTCGAACAGCAGCGACGACCCGACGACGTTCCTGGACGGTTCCGAGGAAACGAACACCACGACCACGTGGACGTTCGAGGGCACCGTCGGCGACGACTTCAGCGAGGACGGTCTGTCCGTCTGGCTCTTCGACCACAAGGGCGAGACGCTGCCGGCCCAGTTCGTCCCGAACACGAACGGCAAGATCCAGTGGACCTTCAACGTCACCATCGCGCCAATCGCCATCGGCGGCGACGTCAAGTCGAAGAACACGAACGATCTGAGCTTCGCCGTCACGAACGTCGCCCACACGGCCTACTCGGGTAAGTGATGGCTGACAAGGCATTGATGGTCGTCGGCCAGAAACGCTTCGTGCAGACGATGCGCAAGGCCGGCGCGGACATGGACGACCTGAAGGAAGTGAACCGCGAGGCCGCGCAGATCGCACTGCCCGCCGTCCGCAACCTCGCCCCGCGAGGCAAGACCGGCCGGCTGGCCGGCAGCCTGCGTGTCGGAGCGACGAAACGCGCCGGCGTCATCCGCGCCGGCCGCAAGGCCGTGCCATACGCGGGCCCAATCAATTACGGCTGGCCGAAACGGCACATCCGGCCACGGCTCTTCGTCAACAACGGTGTCGCCTCCACCGAGAGCCAATGGCAAAAGGTCTACAAGGACTTCATCGACAAGACACTGAAGCAAGTGAAAGGAAAATAATGGCAACCACACGAATCACCTACACCGACGGCAAGCATGAAATCGTCCCAATCACGATGCGCGCGACCTGCAAGGCCGAAGCGCACGCCATCGAGGCCGGATGGGGCACCATCACCGAATCGCCGGTTAGGACCGGCGCATACGCCACTTACGCCGCTCTCCGCATGGCCGGCCGCAACCTCCCGGACTTCGACCATTGGCTCGACACCGTGGCGTCCTTCGACATCGCCAAGTCCACCGAAAACAAGGATGCCGCGACTGAAAACCCTACAGATTAGCCGAGTGGCCGCAAGGCTCGCTCGGATGGCTCTCTTTCCTTCTGGCCAGCCGCTTCGGCGGCACGCCATGGCAATGGCGCAACGAGGCCGATGAAGCCGATTGGGGCACCGGCATCGCCGCGCTTCTCAAGGAAACCGAAGACACACAAAAGGACTGACAATGGCACACAGCGCGATCATGAGCGTGCGCATCACCGGCAACGCCGATGATGCCGTCAAGGCGTTCGAGAAGACCACCACGAAGGCGGCCGCTTTCGGCAGCGCCATCGGCGGATTGGCCGTCAAGGGCGTGACCGCGCTGTGGGACACGGTGAAGGGCTTCGCCGGCGACGTGGTGAACATGTCGGACAGCACCGACAAGTTCATGAACACCATGAGCTTCGCCGGCATCGACACCAAAGCCGTGCAGGCAGCCACGAAGGAAACCCGCAAATACGCCGACGCCACCGTGTACGGCCTCGATGACATCCAGAACACCACCGCGCAGCTGGCGGCAAACGGCATCGGCAACTACATGGAACTGACCGAGGCGGCCGGCAACCTCAACGCGGTGGCCGGAGGCAACGCCGACAGTTTCAAAAGCGTGGCCATGGTCCTCACCCAGACCGCCGGCGCGGGAAAATTGACCACCGAGAACTGGAACCAGCTTGCCGACGCCATCCCGGGCGCGTCCGGCAAACTCCAGGAGGCGCTGCTGAAGAACGGCGCGTACGCGGGCAACTTCCGCGACGCCATGGCCAAGGGCGAGATCACGGCCGACGAGTTCAACAAGGCGCTCATGGACCTCGGCATGACCGACGTGGCGAAACAGGCCGCGACATCGACCAGCACCATCGAGGGAGCCATGGGAAACCTCGAAGCAGCCGTCACCGGCGGCCTGACCGACGCATTCAACCTCTTCAAACCGGCCGTCACAGGCGGCATCAACGCGGCCGCGACGGCAGTCACAAACCTCGCGCAGAACGGCACGCAGGGATTGCAGACGTTCTTCACACAGGTCAAGGACACCGGAGCGTTCACCGCCTTGCAGACGGCCGCGCAGTCGGTCGGCGGCGGCCTGCAATCATTGTGGACCGGCATCATGGCCGTCGTGAACGCGATGACCGGAGGACAGCCGGCCGGAACCTCGTTCGGCAACGTGCTCAACACCGTCGCCACGACCGCGCAGACGGTCGGCGGCTGGCTGAAGACCGCAGGCGACTGGATCAGTCGAAACACGGAATTAGTGACGCCACTCGTGGCCGCCGTCGGCGGCGCCGTGGCGGCCGTCACCGCCGTCACCACCGCCATGCGGATTGCCGCCGTCGCTCAGGCACTGCTCAACGCGGTCATGGCCGCGAACCCGATCATGCTGGTCATCACGCTCATCGCCGCACTCGTGGCCGGACTCACCTACTTCTTCACCTGCACCAACACCGGCAAGGCCGTCTGGGCGAGCTTCACGAGTTACCTTTCCAGCTGCGTGCAGGGCATCATCGGCTTCTTCTCCGGTCTCGGCTCCACCATCGTCAACATCTTCAACTCGGCAGCGAACGGGGCAAGGAACGCGTGGAACGGCGTAGTCGGCTGGTTCCGCGGACTGCCAGGCTCCATAGCCGGGTTCTTCGGCAACGCCGGCAGCATCCTGTACAACGCCGGAGCGAGCATCATCAGCGGTTTCCTCAACGGCCTCAAATCGATGTGGAGCAACGTGACCGGCTGGATCAGCGGCATCGGCGACTGGATCAAGGCCCACAAGGGCCCGATCAGCTACGACCGTCGCCTGCTCATCCCCGCCGGCCAGGCCATCATGACCGGTTTCGCCCAAGGCCTCAACACCGGTTTCGACAACAGTGTTGAAACCGCTATCAGCCGCGCCAACCGCAGACTAGCGGCCATGCCCCTCAACCTCTCCACCCAAGGCAACACGGCCACGCCAGCCGTGGTCAACACCTGGAACGTGGAGATCAACGGCGAGGTCATCGACAAGGACGGCACCGCCAAGGCCATCAAACGGCTCCTGGCCGACTACGACGCAAGGAGGTCATGATGCAGCAGTGCTTCATGTTCATCGACACCGGCAACGGCTGGACACCGGTGAACGACTCAGCCAAGGACGTCGCGGCCCTGGACTCGTTCACCATCGACTGGGGAAGCGACAGCATCGACGAACAGCCCGAACCGGCCGTGATGACCTTCACACTGCGCGACAAGACCGGACGGCTCGCCGGCCAGGCATTGACATTGGCCGGCATGAAAGTGATCGTGCAGTTCTCCGATCAACCCAGATGGCAAGATCTTCAGCCGTCGATGGGCGGCTGGGAAGATCTGCGCATCCCGATCGACTCGCTGCACCGCGCCTACTCCCCCGACTCGCCGGAATCCACCGACTCGCCCGCCTCTACGATGTTCGCCGGCACCGTCTCCACCGGCGGCAGCATCGAACCGGCCAGCGACGGCGGGTGGCTGCTCAAACTCTCCGCCACATCGAGGATGGCCGTGTGGAAGCGCCTGCAATCCCAAGGACCGACAGACACGGCCGCGAAATGGGACGGCGCGCACTGGATAGGCACGCCATCAGCACGCCTCAAGGAGATGAACCGCAGGGCCTCGGAGCAGGGAGCGCCGGAAGCCCAACTGGACGGGCTCGCCCTGCCGTCAAGCGTCGCGCCATACACGCCATCCGACCACCCATCGCAGCTCGACCTGCTGCACCGGCTCACCGCCGGGCCACGACTCCCGCAATGGCATGAGGTCTACGACGGCGCGGCATCCACCCTCAGGCCGCTGTTCCTCGCCGACCCGGTCTCCGTGCATCTGTCAACTGATGGCCGGCTCAACGTCCTTGCGGCCGGCGCGACACGACACGCGCTCTCGGCGGCCGATATCGAGGCATCGACGGATCTGAGCATCACCGAACCTTTGACACAGGTCGTCATCAACGCGAAACGCGTCAAATCGGACAACGGCAAGCTCTCTTTCGACGACGTGGAGATCACGATGGGAGACCAGAACCGTCTGCCCTCCCAATTGACCGCCATGCAGAAGAGCCTCACCATCGATTCCGACATGCTCGCCGTGGACGACTCGGGCGGCGTATGGAACAGCGGCGGCACCTCGAACGTCAGTGACACGGACCGCGCCAACATCGCGCAATGGCTCGAATCGCACGACCTGCGCATGGTCCCGGAGACCGTGACGTTCAACAGCACGCGAATCGACCCGGCACGATTTCCATGGCTGTACAAGGCAAGCCCATCCGGCCCGTTCATCATCGTCAAGGCCAAGGCATCGGCCCTGACCGGCTCCGACGGACGCCCGGCATTCACCGGCCCCATCACGACCATCGGCGGGACGCTCTCATACCGATGGCGCAACGGCAAGCCCACACTCACCCAGGCCGCGACGCTCACCGCGCTTCGACCACTCGCGACGAACCGCATCACATGGGCTGACCTGCCATCCGGCCTCAGCTGGCAGCAGCTCGACCTGCACATCTGCGACCTCTCGATGATCCAGATCATAGACGCTTCAACCATCGATGGAAAGGAAGGAACACAATGACAGCGACGACACCCATCTACGGGCTCTCATATCCGGAAGGCTCGGACCTCGTGTCATCCGCGCCGGACTCGTTCAAGGCCATGGCCGACACGTTCGAGCAGGCGCTCGACCAAGTGGACAGACGCAGCACTCCCACAGGCGTCAAACCCGTCATCGCCACCACACTCAACACGCTCGCCAAGATCCACGGCGTCACCGGTCAGACCGGATACGTGACCGACGACGGCGGCAAGACCGGCATGTACGTATGGACCGGTACGTCATGGTTGAGAATCGTCGACTCTCCAATGATCAAAGCATCCACCACCCTCACCAAAATCACCACGGACAGCCTATACGTGACGGCCAAAATCCTCGACCAAGGCATCCACTGCATCGGATTCAACAACACCGCGCTGATCGTCGCGCAGATCGAATGGATAAACAACGGACAATTCACGTCAGCGGCATGGACACCGGTGGACCTCTTCAAATTCACCGGATACAAGGCGACACGTGAAACCTTCGGATGGTGCTTCGACAACAACTCGGACGGAACCACCACCTACAATTCCACATTCAAATGCGTGGGCAAGACCGTCAGCTGGGTCGCCAGAGGAAACTACGCGGTGAGCGCTAACTGCTGGCATCAGGGCGGCATCATCATCCCCGTCACCAAAAACAAATAACCGGAAACCATGTGAAAGAAGAAGCATATGACAAGCGAAATCACCGCGTTGGCCATCACGTTCGCCATGATCGTCATCGACTACCTGACCGGCATCGCGAAAGCCATCAAGAACAAGGACGTGAGCAGCGAGAAGATGCGCGAAGGCTTATGGCACAAGGCCAGCTACCTCGTGGTCATGATCCTCGCGGAAATCATCGAGCATGGCCAGCACATGGTCGACATGGGATTCTCCGTGCCGATCATCATCCCCACATGCGTATACATCATCATCACCGAACTGGCCAGCATTTTGGAAAATCTCGGAGAAATCAATCCGGAACTGCATGACAGCCCAATCCTCGCTCTCTTCCGCAGCAGCAAGGAAGGAAGGTGACTGATGGACGGGATCATCTGGAAGGGAAGCCCGAACCATTACACGGGACGACAAGGCTACGGCGTCACGCACATCACGCTGCACATCATGGTCGGATACCTGGCCGGCACCGATTCCACGTTCGCCAACAGCGACAGCCAATCCTCGGCTCACTACGGCATCGGGAGCACAGGCGAAATCCACCAATACGTTTCGGAACGAGACGGCAGCTACTCCGATGCTAACTACATGTCGAATTGTTCGACCATCAGCATCGAGCACGAGGGCGGCATGTCCGACGGCGCGGTCTGCACCCAGGCGTGCATCGACGCAAGCGCCAGACTATGCGCTGACATCGCGCGGCGCTACGGGTGGAAGAAACTGTGGCACGACGGGCTGAAAGGCAATGTTTGGTTGCACAGGGAGATTCCCGGCACCGATCACGCGGCCTGTCCGGACCTCGCGCCAAACGGCCTGCCGTATCAGCAGGTCATCGACAAGGCAAACAACCTACTGGAAGGAAAAGAAATGGCACTGACAGATGAAGACATCATGAAGATCTGGACTCACAAGCTGCCGAACGGCTCATGCGTGCGCGACTGCCTGTCACCGGCGATCCAGGACATCTTCGCCATGCACGACACAGGACTGACCAATGGCGGGTGGCTGCACAAGCTGCCGAACGGACGACCGGCAAGAGACATCATCAGCGACGCCACCAGCGACGTGATCCGTATGCACGACACGCTGATTCCGCAGCTCACCGCGCAGATCACAGCACTCTCGGCAGCCGTTGACGCCATGGCCAAGAGTCTCGGCGCTGACCCGGACCAGATCGCGGAAGCTGTCAAGAAAGCCGTGGCCGACAAACTTGACAGCTTGCACATCACCATCAAAGCCGAGGATTAGCCTGCAAGCCGGACGGCCGCCGTGGCTTCTCTCAACCGTCCGTCCGGCATCGCAACATAATGCTCCGTGGTCTCAACCGATTCATGACCGAGCAGTTCCGCGACCACAAACAGGTCGTGTGTGGCGGCGTAGGCCGTGGTGGCGAACCGGTGGCGCAACGTGTGCGCGGCGTACCCGTCCGGCAGCAGGCGGCTGATATGGTCACCGATGTAGGACTCCTCCACATGGCCGCCGAACCGGCCAGGGAACAGGTAGCCCCGCGCGTCCATGATGATGCCGGCCAGATCATCCGGCAACGGCACTATGCGCTGCTTGTCGCCTTTGCCGCGCACGATCAATGACCGGCCGGCGTTGTCAGCCACCACGTCATCGCTGTGGACCCGCGCAATCTCGCCACGCCGCAGTCCGCACTCCGCACCGAGCCGGATCATGAGTCTTTCCGACGACGTGGCCATCTCCATCGCCGCAGCGATGTAACGGTCCGGGCATGGTCTGGGATGCGCGTGCGGCTTCTTCACCCTTGGCACGTCCAGACTCGGATCATCCGACCGTCTGCCGCTTTTATGCAGCCATCGGAAAAACGACGATATGGTGTTCCTGTACGCTTTACGCGTTTCGGGTTTCCATTGCCGCCGCGCGAACACCTGCACGATCTGCTCCGTGGTCACGTCTTCGGGACCTGATGGCATGAGCAGCGCCGCGAGATGCACCAT